GAGGGAACAGGCCGCAAAAGAAGGGTGCGCAGCACCGAGGGCTGAGGACAGCGGCACAGCCGCTCCGCAGGCCCGAAGCCCGCAACCCGAAGGGGAGCGGGCCGCAAAGAAAGGAGCTTTGCCACATGGCGAAATTCAACATGAACGATCTTTTGAACCGGCAATCCAAAAACGAAAACAGGAAGGACGGCGGCTTTGAAATCACAACGATTCCGTTGGATCGGATCGACCCTTCCTCCGCCAACCTTTACGGCATCCGGGAAATTGAAGAACTGGCGGCCAGCATTGAAAGCATGGGACTTCTGCACAATCTGGTGGTGCGGCGGAAAGAGGGCGGGCGCTATGAGATCATCAGCGGGGAGCGCCGCTACCGCGCCTGCAAGCTGCTTCGGGACGGCGGAAATAAGAGCTTTGAGACAATCCCGGCAAAAGTGGAGGACGCGCAAAGCGACGCGCTGGCGGAACTGAAGCTGATCTTTGCCAACGCCACCGCCCGGGAACTGACCGATTACGAAAAGACCGTACAGACCCAGCGGATGAAGGAACTATTTCGGCAGCTTCGGGCGGAGGGATATGAGATCAGGGGACGTTTGCGGGAGATCGTCGCGGACGTGCTGGACGTTTCTCCGGCGCAGGTGGGCAGGCTGGAAAGCGTTTCCGAAAGGCTGATTCCCGAATTTAAGGAAGAACTGAAAGGCGGAAACATCGGCATTACCACCGCATACGACGCTTCTACCCTGCCGGAGGATCAGCAGCGGCAGACGTTGGAAGCCTACCGGCAGCAGGGGGCGGAGGCAGTGAAGCAGGCTGTCAGGCGGAAAAGCTGCCGGGAACGGGTGGAGGAAGCATTTTCCAAGCGGGTCTGTTCGTTTGGCGGGACGTGCGGAAACGCCGCCGGGATCGCCGCCCACGTAAAGAATGGCAATCTGGAAGGCTGCGCCGGGTGCTGCCAGTGCTGCATCAGCGCGAAGGACGGTTCCTGTGCTTTCGTCTGCGAAGCCGTAAAGAAGCAGAAGGAAGCGCCGAGGGGCGAGGACGGCGGCGCAGGCCCTGAAGCGAAAGCCGCGTGGCCGCAGTCCGCCGAGGGCGAGGAAGGCAGAACGGTCAGCGGGAATGCAGGGCAGAGTCAGCCGGAACGAGCTGCCTTCGTTATCACGCCGGAGGTTCCTTCCGGCAGAACGTCGGCCATGAAACGGGCGGCGCAGCAGCTTCGGACGGTCGCAGAACGGATTCCCTATGATGCGTCCTGCGAAACCGAAGACGGCGAAGAGATCAATATGCGAAGGGTTTGTCTTCATGCCGCGACGCTGTTGGACGGCAAAGCCTAATGAAAAGAGGGAGGGATTTAGGATGAAAACGGAAGGCGTGAACAGAGCGGTGAAGGCGGCGATTCAGGAGGCCGTCAGCGCTGGGCTGAAAGCCGGGGTTCTCTATGCGGAGCGAAAGCCGAAGGACGCTTACAAGGACACCGAGAAGCGGCTATATGCTTATCCGCTTCTGATGAAAAAGATCGTAGAGGACAAGGCGCGGCTTCTGGACATGGAGCAGAACGGAGTGCCGGGACGAAGCAAAAGTCTGGTACGGTATTCCCGTTCCGGCGCGCGGGTATCGCCCGAAGAAATGCTGGAAGCCATGATTCGGGATTTGCGGGCACGGATCGCAGCGGACGAATACGAGGTGGAAACGCTGGGCAGGGCGCTCAAGGACATTGCCGACGATCCGTATTTTCTTTCTGTGAAGGGGAAGTTTCTGGACGGCATGACAGATGATCGCATTGCGGAAACGATCCCCTGCGACCCGTCCACCGTGCGCCGGAATCGCGGGCGGCTGGTGAGAAAAATAGCCGTATTGCTTTACGGCGTGGAAGCCTTGTAATGCACGGGACGCGAAAATTTTTCTGCACTTTCGGCGGGCACAAACAATATGGTAGTATACAGACAGTGAATAGCTATACAAAGGACGCGGGGACGGACGGCTTCCGCGTTCTTCTCTATGCCGGAAAGAAGGGGCGGCAGTGAAGCAATGGGCGGAATGGTTCTATTCAAGCAAACAGTGGAAGCAGACACAGGCTTCCTTTCTGTCGGCGCGGGTGTACTGCGAACGCTGCTCGAAGCCGGACGATCCTGTGATAGCAAAGATCGCCCATCACAAGATATGGCTTACGCCGCAGAATATTCACGACCCGGCTATTTCTCTGTCGTGGGACAATCTGGAAGCACTGTGCCAAACGTGCCATAATCGGGAACATCACGGCAATAAAGCGGCAAAAAGATACGAAATTAACGACAAAGGCGAGCTGATCCCCCCTATTCGCCACCGATCTAGGAGGGGTGAAACACCGAGGGGCGGAGATTAAAAAAACTCCGAAGGGGCTATACGCGACCGTGTAGGGGTGTGGTGTACGAGAAAGGACGGTGAAAACCTATGCCGAAAAAGGCTGACTTGTCCAAAGAAGAAAAGATAAAAAAAGAAAAAGCCAGACTTCGGAGAGTTTTCAAAGACCTTGATGAAAATAAACGCCGCACGGTTGACAGCCTGATTGAACGAGCGGCCTTTCTGACGGCTTCCCTTGAAGAATTGGAAAACGAGATCAACGAAAAGGGGTATATCTCCGAATACAAAAACGGTGAGAACCAATTTGGAGAAAAGCAATCTGATGCAGTCAAGACCCATATTGCCATGACGAAGAATCTTGCGGTTATCATCAAACAGTTGACCGAAATCGCCCCGCACGCACCGCCAAAGCAAAAGAGCCGTCTTCAACTGCTAAGGGATGAATAGCCGTGCCATACAGCAATTATATATTTGAGTATTACGCGGCAATCAAAAGCGGAAAGATAACGGCAGGGCGTTGGATTCTGGCCGCGTATCGAATGATTATAGACGGGCTAGAAAAAAGCGCCTTCTTTTTTGATGCGAGAAAGGCAAACAAGGCCGTTCAGTTTATCGAGGGCTTTTGTCACCATTTCGAGGGTGGAGAAGGGCTGTTGAAACTGGAACTATGGCAAAAGGCCCTTGTGTCATGTATGTTTGGGATCGTGGATAGTGACGGCCTGCGGATGTTTCGGGAGGTTTTCGTTGTCATAGGCCGAAAAAACGGAAAAACCATTCTTGCATCCGCAATCATGGCCTATATGGCGTATATGGATGATGAATACGGCGCGAAAATTTATTGCCTTGCACCGAAGCTGGATCAGGCAGACAAAGCCTTTGACGGCTTCTATCAAATGGTAAAAGCAGAGCCGGAGCTTCGAACGCTTGCGAAGAAACGCCGCTCTGATATTTACATAGAGGAAAGCAACACAACCGTTATGAAACTGGCCTTTTCGGCCAAGAAAAGCGACGGCTTCAACCCTCATCTGGTGATTAACGACGAAGTGGCAAGCTGGGTAGGCGATCCGGGCCTAAAGCAATACGAGGTGATGAAGTCCGCTCTGGGTTCACGCCGCCAACCAATGATTTTGTCCATCAGCACAGCAGGCTATATCAACGACGGTATCTATGATGAGCTGATGAAACGCGCGACTTCTTTTCTCAAGGGAAACAGCAAGGAAAGACGGCTGCTGCCCATGCTGTACATCATCGACGATACGGAAAAATGGAACAGCATTGAAGAACTGAAAAAGAGCAATCCGAACATGGGCGTTTCTGTTCAGCCTTCTTTCTTTGAGGAAGAAATTGCCGTGGCGGAAATGTCGCTTTCGAAGCGGGTGGAATTTCTAACCAAGTATTGCAATATCAAGCAAAATTCAAGCGTCGCATGGCTTGATTATGCCATTGTAGATGCAGCGAAGGAAGAAGCGACATTGGAGGCTTTCCGGGGCTGCTATGCCGTCGGCGGTATTGACCTGTCGCAGACAACCGACCTGACGGCGGCAAGCGTCCTGATCGAACGGGACGGTGTGATTCACGCTTTTACGCGGTTCTTCATGCCTGCATCCAGATTGGAAAAAGCGCAGGCAACGGACGGCGTTCCTTATGATATTTTTGTCAGAAAGGGCGTGCTGGTTCTGTCGGGAGAAAATCACGTGGATTATCGGGACGTATATCAATTTTTCGTTGATTTACAGCAGGTGCATGAAATCTATGTGCTGAAAATCGGCTACGACCGCTATTCCGCTCAATACCTGATAGACGATCTAAAAGCCTACGGTTATCAGACGGACGACGTTTTTCAGGGTGAAAACCTTGCGCCGGTGATTCGGGAATTTGAAGGGATCATTAAGGATCGGAAATTCAAGATCGCCGATAACGCCTTATTACAGGCGCATTTGCTGAATGTGGCGCTCAAGCACAACATGGAAACCAGAAAGTTCCGCCCGGTAAAGATCGAACAGCGGGCCAGAATCGACGGCTTTGTTTCCGTGATCGACGCACTGACCGTCCGGCAGAAATACAATGCGGAAATTGGAATCATGCTGCAAAACAAGGCTGAACGAAAAGGCGCATAGCGCCGGAAACGGGCTGTAAAGAAGGGGTGATAGAAATGGGTATCTTTGAGAAATTGTTTCCAAAGCCGAGGGCCGACGCGGCGGCACAGGGCTATTTTAAGATGCTCAACGGGTATACGCCAGTTTTCACAAATGCGCCGGAAAGCATTTATGAAATGGAGATTACGCGGGCGGCAATTCATTCGTTCGCTACGTTCTGTTCAAAGCTAAAGCCGGAAGTGACTGGATCAGCCCGCGCCGCTTTGGGAAAAACGCTGCAATACCGGGCTAACCCGTTTATGAGTACGTCACAGTTTTTGTACAGGGTCGCCACCATCCTGTCCGTCAACAACACGGCGTTTATTGTTCCGATGGAAAACGAATACGGCCAGACGATGGGTTTCTTTCCCCTGCTGCCGCAGAATTGTGAAGTATTGGACGTTGGCGGAGAGCCTTATTTGCGGTATACCTTTGCGACGGGTCAACGAGCCGCGATTGAGTTCAAACGTGTGGGCGTTCTGACGCAGTTTCAGTACGAAGACGATTTCTTTGGTTCGAGCAATGCGGCGCTGCGGCCTACGATTCGTATGATTCATACGCAGAACGAAGGAATCATCAACGGAGTAAAAAATTCCGCTGCCATTCGTTTTCTGGCGAAAATCGGCAATATGATTAACCCGGAGGACATCAGGAAAGAACGGGATCGTTTTACCGAGGATAACCTTTCCGCTGAAAATAAAAGCGGCATGATTATCTATGATAACAAGTTCTCCGAAATGAAGCAGGTTGACAGCAAACCGTTTTTGGTCAACGCCCCGCAGATGCAGCAGATTACCGAGAATGTATTTCGCTATTTCGGCACCAATGCGGCGATCCTGAACAATTCCTATTCGGAAGAGCAATGGAATGCCTATTATGAAGGCAAAATCGAGCCGTTTGCCCTTCAATTATCCCTTGCCATGACGAATATGGACTTTTCCGAAAGGCAGATTGCCTGTGGAAACAGCTATATATGGACGGCGAACCGATTGCAATATGCAAGCAATACGACCAAACTAAGCATTTCCACACAGCTTTTTGACCGGGGCTTGATTTCCACCAACCAAGTGATGGATATATGGCAGATGGCTCATGTGCCGGGTGGAGATAAACGCTGGATCAGAAAAGAATATGCCGAAGTATCAGAAGTTGGGAAAGTAGAAGAAACAGAGGTGAATCAAAATGCCAATGGTACAGAATCGTGAATACAGGCGTATGAGCCTGCCAATGGCCGTTAAGGTTCGAGAGGCAGAAAAACGGCTGCAAAGCGATTATTACGTTGAAGGTTACGCAACCACATTCGACCAGCCGTATTTGCTTTATGAATTTGAGGACGGCTATCAAATTTGGGAGCAGATTGCACGGAACGCGCTGGAAGGCGCGGACGTTTCCGACGTTATCATGCAGTACAACCATGAAGGAAAGGTGCTTGCGCGGCAAAGCAATGGCACCTTGGGAATTGAGGCCGATGAACACGGCCTCTTTACTTTTGCGGATTTGTCCAAGAGCAGGGCCGCGCAGGATATGCATGAGGAAATCAGCAATGGGCTTATTACGAAAATGAGTTGGGCTTTTACCGTACAGGAAGAAGCGTGGGACAAGGAAAAGCACCTGCGGACAATCCAGAAGATTAAAAAGGTTTACGACGTTTCGGCGGTTTCCTATCCGGCGAACGGCGATACCGAGATTTCCGCCCGTTCCTTTATCGGCGGAGTGACCGAAGCGAGGAAGCGGGAGGCGCTGCGGCGGAGATCGCTATTACTCAGATTGAAAATGGAGGTATGACACCATGACGATGGAAGAAATCAAAAAGCGGCTGACGGAAATTGCCGCTGAAATCGAACAGCTTGGCGACGCTATTACCGAAGAACGGCTAACCGCCCTTGAAAAAGAAGCACGGGAGCTGCTGGACAAGCAGGAAGCCATGAAGAATGCGGCGGAGCAGCGGCAAAACCTGCTTGCATCTATTGCCGAAGGGAGAACCGCCGGAACCGTCCTGCGCAGCATTGGAACGATCGGCGACGTGCAGCAGCGCAGCAATGAAGAAAGCGATCCGTATGCAACGCCGGAATACCGACGGGCCTTTCAGAATTACGTGATGCGCGGCGCAGAAATCCCCGCTGAATTTCGTGCGGATGCTACGACCAAAACCAGTGATGCGGGGGCCGTTATTCCGACCAATATTGTCAACCGGGTCGTCGCAAAAATGGAGCAGTACGGCCATATTTTGACCGAGGTGACGCGGACGGCATACAAGGGCGGCGTTTCGATTCCGACGGCATCCGCGAAGCCTGCGGCGACGTGGGTAAACGAAGGTGCTGGCAGCGATAAGCAGAAAAAAGCGCTTGGTTCCGTTACCTTTGCTTATCATAAACTGCGCTGCGCCATTGCCGCGACTTTGGAAATGGAAACGATGGCTCTTTCCGCCTTTGAAATGGTGATTGAAAACAACATCACCGAAGCCATGACGATGGCGTTGGAAACGGCTATCGTGAGCGGCAACGGCACGGGCAAGCCGAAGGGGATTCTGGCGGAAACCGCTCCCACGGGGCAGGCGTTGAGCTATGAACAGCCCAGCTATCAGGCGCTTATCGATGCGGAAGCGGCGCTGCCGCTGGCCTACGAGAACAATGCAAAATGGTGCATGACGAAGAAGACCTTTGCGGCCTTTGCCGGTATGGTGGATGCAAACGGTCAGCCTATCGCACGGATCAATTACGGCATTGAAGGCAAGGTAGAGCGCGTTCTTCTGGGCCGCCCGGTGATCCTTGCCAACGACGGCGTGGACAACTATTCCGAAAGCCTGACTGCCGGAAAGGTATTTGCCTTCCTGTTCAATTTCAGGGATTACACGCTGAACACCAACTATGCTATGACCATTAAAAAGTATGAAGACAACGACACGGAAGACACCGTGACGAAGGCGGTCATGCTGGTAGACGGCAAGGTGGTGGACAAGAACAGCCTTGTCACGCTGGCGAAGAAGGCTGCTGCTACTCCCGGTGCCGGGGGCTGATAAAAAAGGAGGCGGCATAAGTGCTTCTTGATAAAGTAAAAGCCGCCGTGAGGATAAAAACCACGGCATTTGATGGGGAAATTCAAGGGCTGATCGACGCTTGCATGAAAGACCTGAAAATTGCCGGGGTGGGCTGCCTGAATCAATCGCCCGCCGAGGGTCAAGAACCTTCGGCGGGCGATCCGCTTTTGGAACGGGCTGCTATTCTGTATGCAAAAGCGAACTTCGGCTATGGAGAGGACGAAGACTGCGAACGATTCCGCAAGGCGTATGAAGCGCTGAAATGTTCTCTGGTGCTTTCAAGCGATTATGCAGAGAAAGAAGGGGGCTGACGGTATGCGCTGGAATGATGAAATTACGCTGATCGTCGCCCAGCAGCCTGAACAGCCTGTTGATGCAAACGGGTTTCCTCAACCCCCTTCCGAAGAAAAACGGACGCTGTTTGCCAACGTTCGCAAGGTGGGCATGACCGAGTTCTATGAAGCGCAGCGGGCCGGGAACAGCGTTTCTCTAACGGTAGAGGTCTACACGGAGGAATACGACGGTCAGGTTATCGCAGAGTATGATGGAAGACGCTACGCCGTTACGAGAACCTATCTAAAGGGAACGGGCGACATAACGGAACTGACGCTTTCCGATCTGAAAGAAGGCGCGTAGCATGGCCCGTCTGACATTTGAAGGCTTCGAAGACGTGGAAAGAGCCTTGCGAACGGAACAGGAAGGTATCGGCGATACGATAGCCCAGATGCTGCTTGCAGGCGCGGAGGTGCTTGCCCGTGAAGAAAAAAAGCAAATTGAAGCCTTTGAGCTGATCGACAAGCACGCACTGGTTGAATCCGTCAAAGCCGGAAAAGTAAAAGAAACGGCTTCAAGCTACTATATCGAAGTTTACCCGCACGGGAAGGACAAAAAGGGCGTGCGCAACGCTACGAAAGGCTTTGTAGCTCAATACGGAAGCAGCAAGCAGGAAGCGCGGCCATGGCTGACAACGGCGATCGAAAATGCCAAGCCGGAAATTCAGGAGGCCATGCTTTCAGTCTGGAACGGAGGAAACAAATGAATCTGACGGCATCCGAACGGGCGATTGTGGCCGCGCTGAATACCATAGGTCTGCCCTATGAGCGTCTGCGCTTTGGAAGAACGGCAGATACGTATATCGTCTATTCGCTTCTGAACCATCAGGAAAGAGAATTTTCAGACGATGAGGCGGAGGCAGAAGAAACGCTTTACTCGATCGACCTGTTTTCCAAGGGAAACCATGTGGAGCTGATACGCAAGGTAAAGAGCGCGCTGAAGGAGGCGGGCTTTTTCGATATTTCCATAGAGGCGGAAATATACGAAAACGATACGGGTTATTATCACGTGCCTTTTGAGGCGCGGTATTTGGAGGTATAAAAATGGCAACTGTTGGACTTCGGGACTTATACGTTGCGACCATTACGAAGGCGGAAGGCGGCGCAGAGACCTACGGCACGCCCAGAAGACTGGCCAAGGCGATTTCCGCCAAAATGTCCATCGAATATGCGGACGGCACCCTGTACGCCGACGATGGTGTGGACGTATACGAGAAAGAATTTGTGTCGGGTGAACTGACGCTGAACGTCAACGACCTTGCGCCTGCCGACGTTGCGCTGCTGTTCGGCCAAACGCAGGACGCGGACGGCGTTATTTATGCCGGGGAAACCGATGATCCGCCTTATGTGGCGATCGGCTTTCGGGCGAAAAAACCGGGCGGCACTTACCGCTATATCTGGCTGTACAAGGTCAAATTTTCCACGCCGGACGAAGAATACCAGACGAAAGAAAACGGCATTGAATTCAAAACGCCGGAGATCGTCGGCAAGATCGTCAAGCGGGACGATGGAATGTGGAAGGCGGACTATACTGCCGAGCCTACGGACGATACGGCGAAGGCGTGGTTTACTGCCGTCAAGGTGAAGGCCGCCGCCTAAAAACGATTGCTTTTTGAAGGGAGGAACGGGGAGGCCGCAGGGCTTCCCCTATTTTTGCTATGAGCGCTATCAAGGACGGACGTTACCCTATTACACTGGATCGGGAACGGCATATGCTGTTTTCGCTGAATGTGCTGGATGAAATGCAGGACAAATTTGGCGGCTTCGATAAAATGGCGGAGGCGCTGGAAGGAAAAAACGGCATCCGAAATCTGAAATGGCTGCTAGCTCTGGTCATTAACGAGGGCCGTGAAGAGGGAGAAGAACCGCTGACCGAAGAACAGGTAGGGCGGATGGTTCATACCGGCAATCTTGCTTCGATCAGAAGCGATATGTTCAAGGCGTTTTCCTTCGGAAATGCGGGCGACCCCGATTCCCTTGCCATGGAAGACGAAGAGGATGAAGAAGACGAAGCAGAACGAAAAAACGCGGCGGCGGGCGAGGAAAAATAGACCTTGCCCGCCTTCTGTATATCGGGGTAACGCTGCTTCGCTGGCCTGAAAAAGAGGTATGGCGTATGACACCCTACAAAATTTTAACCCTTTTCCGGCTTCACCGGGAGTTCAACCCGGATCGTTTTACGCAGGAAACGGAAGAAATGGCAGATATTGACCGGGCGCTGGGAGGAATGTAAGTGGGCGCGAAAGAAGAAAAGGCGATCAATACCAAAGTAGAGATCAGCGGCGAACGGGAGTATAAACAGGCCTGCGCGCAGATCAATACAGCACTCTCGGGCACAGCCTCCGAAATGCGGCTTCTTTCGGCTGAATACAAGGGAAACGAAAAAAGCACAAAGGCGTTGAAGGGTCAGCAAGAGCTGCTGCAAAAAAGGCTGGAAGAGCAAAAAAACAAGGTAAAAGCCGCCGAAGCCATGATGAAGCAGTATGAAAAGGACGGCGTTAAGAAGACCAGCAAAGCCGTTCAAGACCTGCAAATTGAATTGAACGATGCGAAAACGGCCATGACCAAGACGGAGAATGCTTTGAAGGCCAATTCCGAGGCATTGAAAAAGTCGAAACTGGACTGGTCGGCATTGGGCGAAACGGTGGGCAGCGTCGCCAAGGGAATCGGCACGGGAATCGCAACGGTCACGGCGGCTGCGGCAGCCATGGCAGTCAAAGTCGGAAAAGACGTAGTGAGTTCCTTCGGAGAACTGGAACAGAATTTGGGCGGTTCCGAGGCAGTTTTCGGAGATTATGCGCTGGCGATCCAACGAGCGGGCGAAGACGCATACAAGAACCTTGGCGTTTCCCAAAGCGAATATCTGGCGACCGCAAACAAAATGGGAGCGTTGTTTCAGGGAAGCGGCGTAGAGCAGCAGCGAAGCCTTGAACTGACGGAACAGGCTATGCAGCGTGCGGCGGATATGGCCTCCGTCATGGGCATTGAAACTTCCAGCGCCATGGAAGCGGTAGCAGGCGCGGCCAAGGGCAACTATACCATGATGGACAACTTGGGCGTTTCCATGAACGATACGACGCTGAAAGCCTATATGCTATCCAGCGGCATGGCGAAAAACACGAGGGCGGCCAACCGAATGTGGCAGAGCATGTCTCAGGCGGATAAGGCCGAGCTTGCCATGCAGATGTTCTTTGACAAAACAGAACAGTATGCAGGCAATTTTGCCCGTGAAAGCACGGAAACCATTTCAGGTTCCTTCGGAATGCTGCAAGCCTCCGTAACGGCCCTGACCGGCGGATTGGGCAACAGCACGGCGGACATTGCCCATCTGGCCGCAAACGTCGTTTCCGCCTTTACGGCTGTGATTCACAATGTTACGCCGGTGATTCAAAATCTTGCCAAGTCCCTGCCGACGGCGATTCGTTCAGCTATGAGCGGAATGAAGGAAGTCGCGCCGGAGCTGGTTTCAGCGGCGACCACGCTGTTTACGGAAATGCTTTCCAGCTTATCGGAAATGCTGCCGATTGTCGCCAGCATGGGAATGGAGATTATTTCTTCCGTGGTGCAGGGCATCACGAGCCAGATTCCGGCCATTGCCGCCGCAGCCGTCAGCATTGTAGAAAGCCTGATAAGCGGGATTGTGGAAATGCTGCCGTCGCTGGCAGACGGGGCGTTGCAGATCGTGGCGGCGCTGGCGGGCGGTATCGGTCAAGCCCTGCCGGAACTTGTGCCTCAAATTGTCAATATGCTGCTTCTGATCGGCCAGACCATCGCGGACAATCTTCCCCTGCTGATTGAAGCGGCGCTTCAACTGGTGGTGGGACTGGCAAACGGGATCGTTGCGGCCATTCCTGAACTGATTACCGCCATTCCGACGATGATTGCGGCGATCGTGGAAGCGCTTGTCGCTTCGCTGCCAACGCTGGTAGAGGCGGCGATTCAGATTGTGGCGGGGATCATAGCGAATTTTCCGACGATCATTGCGGCGTTGATTGCCTATATTCCATCCGTTATCAGCAGCATTGTTGAAACCTTCAAAGCCTTTGACTGGGGTCAAATGTGGAGCGGCATTTCGGAAACCTTTTTAAGCATCGACTGGGCTGGAATGTGGGAAACGGCCAAAACGGCCTTTGCAAATGCGTGGGAAACGATCAAGGCCATTTTCGGCATCAACCCGGATTTTCTAGCGTCGCTTTCCGAAATCGGCGGGAATATCGTAAGCGGCATCTGGGACGGCATTTCCAGTTGGGCCGAGACCTTGAAGGAAAATGTGACGGGGTTCTTCGGCGGAATTGTGGAGAGCGTAAAGAACTTTTTGGGGATTCATTCTCCCTCGACGGTGTTTGCGGAGATCGGCGGCAATATGGCGGCAGGCGTTGGCACCGGCTTCGGGGACGAAATGAGCGGCGTAGAAGGCGACATGACGGGAGCCGTCAGCGGCGCGGGCGACGCGACGGCGGCCAGCGCCGTAGAAGCTGTAAACGCCGGAATTTTGGCGAACATTACCGCGCTGGACACCGGCATCAATGCAATCGTAGACGGCGTAACGCTGGGGCTGGCCGCGCAGGCGACGAATCTTCAAACGACGGGTTCCGACATGGACAAGAGCATTGGCGAAGGCATGGTGAGCGGAAGCGTACTGATTACGCAGAAAATGCCGCAGATCGTCGGTTCCATGGCTGCCGCGCTCAATGCGGAGTGGAGCCAGTTTTACTATATCGGCCAGAACATGGCCCGGGGTATCTGGGACGGCTTTGCCGATATGAAAGGCTGGCTTGACACGCAGGTAACGTCCTATATGCGCAAGCTGGTGCAGAAGGTCAAAAACGAAATGAAAATTCAGTCTCCCTCCCGCGTATTTGCCGAGATCGGCGCATTTATGGCGGAGGGGCTGGGCGTTGGCTTTGAAAAGCAGATGGACGGCGTTCAGGAACGGATTACGCAGGCCGTGAACCAGACGATTCCGGCTACGGGCGGCAGCCGACAGAACGAAACCGTTTACCGGGAGGAAAGGCAGCGTCAGGGAACGACGGTGGCAGTGAATCAGTATTTCTATACAAGCGAGACCGACTATGCGAAACAGCAGCGGGAGGCCGCCAAGAATTTCCGACAGATCGCCCGGGAGGTAATGCTTTGATGCGAAAAATTGAAAAATTGATCTACGTGAACGAACGGGGAGAAAAAATTGAATTTTCCTGCCAGTCAAAGTACCACCTGAACAGCGTGACCGGCCTTTCAGACGTTCGAAACGCCATTTACTCCATTTCCTCCATGGGACAGGACGGCGACACCTATCTTGGCAATCGGATCGAAAGCCGCGAAATTGAGCTGACGGGGAGCATCAACACCCGGAACAAGGACTATATGCACGAGCTGCGCCGGAATTTGAACCGGGTACTAAATCCGCAGTATTCCGCAAAGCTGATCTATCAGTTCGGGGACTTCATACGACAGATCGACTGCAAGGTAGACAGCGCGCCGATCTACAGCCGGAAAGCCGTTTTTCAGGACTTTACGGTTCAGCTTTTGTGCCCGAATCCCTTTTGGCGGGAAGAAAATGAGACGCGGGAAGAAATTGCTTCGTGGACAAGCGGATTTGAATTTCCAACGGAAACCGGCGGTCTTGAGATCGACAGCGTGAATGAATGGGAAATCGGCTCCCGGCAGCCGTCCCTGATCGTAAACGTGCTGAACGGCGGGGACGTTCGCGCCGGAATCCGGGTGGATTTCAAGGCGATCGGCGCGGTTAACAATCCTTCGATCCTCAATGTGAACACGCAGGAATTTATCAAATTCGAGATTGCCATGCAGGCGGGCGACGTGCTTTCCATTTCGACGGGCTACGGAGAAAAAACAGCCGTCCTGAAGCGGAACGGCGTGGAAACGGACGCTTTCCGCTATCTGGACACGGACAGCACCTATTTTCAGCTGGAAGTCGGGGATAACCTGTTCCGTTATGCAGCGGAAAAGAATCCAGAATCGCTGGAAGTGACGATCTACCACAACAATCTGTATCTGGGGGTGTAAGGGTGGAACTGTACATCTACGATACGGAAATGACGCTGCTGGGCGTAATGGATATGCTGACTTCTCTGGTATGGACAAGGCGGTATTGGAGCTGCGGGGAATTTAAGCTGCTAGCGCCATTTACTGAAAACCACGTGCGCCTGTTGCAGAAGGGGCGCTTGGTGATGAAGCGCGGCGACGATGAAACCGGGCAGATTCAATACGTCCATATCAACAAAAACGGAAATGGGCTGGAAGAGATCGAAGTGCAGGGAAAATTCCTGCTATCGTGGCTGGGAAAGCGGATCGTTCGGGAACAGATCATTGCTGCGGCGACCGCGCAGGAAATTCTATACCGCATTGTACGGGAAAACGCGGTCAGCCCGGCAGACGAAAGCAGAGCGATTCCAAACCTACTGATTTCCGCTTCGGACGGGGTTTTGGGAACAGAAACCATCAGCTATACGTCGGAAGCCTTCATCAACGCGCAGCTTGCCTGTGAAGATGCGGCGAAGGCCGCCGCGCTGGGTCTGCGGGTGCGAACGGACAGGAAGGCCCGGAAGCATTCCTTCAGCGTTTATCAGGGCCGGAATTTGACCATCGACCAAAGCGCCGAGCCGCCCTGCGTGTTTTCGCAGGAGTATGACAACATCACCGAGCAGGAATATACCAACAGCGTTGAAAACCTGAAAACGACCGCCTATGTGGGCGGCGAGGAAAAAAGCGGCGTACAGCGCCAGATTGCGGCGGTGGGCGGCGAATACAGCGGTCTGAACCGGGCGGAGGTTTTCGTGAACGCTACGGATATTGTGCATTCCTACAAGGACAAGGAAAGCGGAAACGAAATCACCCTGACGGACGCGGAATATCTGGCGGCGCTGGAAGCAAGAGGCGGGACGGAATTGCAGCAGTACGCGGAAACGCTGGGCTTCGCCTCGACGATCAATACCCACGGAAACCTGAAATACAGAGAGGATTATGACGTTGGCGACCGCGTTACCTGCATCAACAAGCGCTGGGGAATCAAAATCAACGTGCGGATTACGGAAGTGACGGAAACCTATCAAGCCGGAAAGGAAGATATTGACGTGACCTTTGGGGAGAGCCTTCCGGCGCTGATCGACAAGCTGCGTCAGGCAATGAAAGGATGAGCATATGGAATTTTCGAGCTTTTTCAATTCCGTCGGCGGGGATCGCAAATACAAGGCGGAGGATTGGGCGGAATACTTCGGTTCCTTCATCGGGAACGGCGTGTTTCCTGTGCCATCCTCCGGGCTGCAATGCGTGGCGCAGACGGGAATGACGGTGAAGATTCAGGCGGGGAAAGCATGGATTAACGGCTATTTTTACTACAACACCTCCGACCTGCTGGTGACGCTGAAAACCGCCGACGGCGTATTGCAGCGGATCGACCGCATTGTGATCCGCTGGGACTTATCCGAACGGAAGATCACGGCGGCGGTCAAATCCTCCACGCCGTCGGCTGTGCCCGCAGCGCCGGAATTGCAGCGGGACGCGGACGCTTACGAAATCGCCATTGCGGATGTGCTGGTCGGCGCGGGCGCTACTGCCATTGAACAAAGCAACATTACGGATCGGCGCTATTCATCCAACCTGTGCGGCATTGTAACGGGGCTGATCGACCAGTTAGATTTTTCCAGCTATTCCGAGCAGCTGGAAGCCCAGCGTGCCGAAATGGAAAGCGAGTTTGAGACGTGGTTTGAAAACGTACAGAACGCCTTGAGCGGCGACGTGGCCGGGAATCTGCTGAACCAGATCAATCAGAAGGCGGCAAAAACCATCGAACGAACCGCTACCCTGACGGCGGCGGGCTGGACGGGCGACGAAGCGCCCTATACGCAGGCCGTCACGATTTCCGGCCTTGCGGCGGACGCACACCTGATCGTAGGGCTTGCCCCCTCCGCTACGGCGGAGCAGGTGGAGGCGGCTGCGTCTGCCATGCTGCTGGCGACGGCACAGGCGGCGGGCAGCATTACCATCAGCGCCTACGGGGACAAGCCGGAAGCGGCGATTCCTATTCTGATAATGGAGGTGGGCTGACATGGGCATTATCAGCCATTTTCCCGGCGGAAGCGCTGGCGGAGGAACCGGCCTGCCGGAATTTACCTACACGGGCCAATATCAGCTCATCGACGAAGGAGAAGGCGACTGGCGGATCAAGTTCCTGACCAGCGGCATTCTGAAATTTGCAAAATTGGGCGGTGCCAAGGGCGGAATTGATGTGTTTCTGGTAGGCGGCGGAGGCGCTTGCGGCTATTCTGCCGGGATTTCCGACTGGTGCGGCCCGGGCGGCGGCGGTTATACCAAAACCATCCGAAGTGTATCCGTTCAGGAGAACGTGGAATACCCGATCGTCATTGGTGCGGGCGGCCAGCGTTCCACCGTCAGTAACACGCAGACGCAGGGCGGCCAGACATCAGCCATGAACACCTACGTAGAAGGAGGATGGAGTGGAAAATCCATCAGCGGCGGAAACGGCGGTTCGGGTGCTGCATCCTCCAACTCGACCCTTGGCGGAACCGACGGCGGGGACGGGCAAAAGGGCGCAAACGGCGTTGGCGAGGCCGGAAAAGGCCAAGGCACCACCACCCGCGAATTTGGCGAAAGCACCGGGACGTTGTATGCCTCCGGCGGCTCTTACAACGTTAACAACGGCACCAATAACGTGGGCAACGGCGCGGACAACACCGGCAACGGGGGCGGCGGAACCAACAACAATAGTAAGCAGACCAAGGGCGGATCAGGCATTGCGGTGATCCGCAACAGCCGGTTTGCCATTATCCAGCAGCCGCAGGACGCTTCCGTAGCCGAGGATGCAAGCGCCGTTTTCACGGTAAAGGCAAGCGGCACGGGGGTAAAGTACAAGTGGCAATTTTTGCCTGCGAACGGAGACAGCGCGACCGGGTGGAGCAACACCAGCGCGGAAGGGGCCACGACGGCAAGCCTGACGATTGTTGCCGCAAGCTATCGCAATGGGTACAAGTATCGCTGCATCGTTAGCAAGGGCAGCAGCCAGCTTATCAGCGACGCTGCCACCCTGACCATTACGGCATAAACGGAGGAAAAGATGAACTATGCATTGATTGAAAACGGGGTCGTGACCAATCTGATCTGGCTGTATTCCGGGAACGAGGCGGATTTTCCGTCCGCCGTGCCCTGCGGGGAGCTGCCGGTTGCCATCGGCGACACATACGACGGGCAGGACTTCTACCGGGGCGGGAACAAGGTGGTCAGCGCCCTTGCGGCAGCGCAGCAGGAGGTACAAACCATGCAGGAAGAGCTTCCCATGCTGAAGGCGCAGATTCAGGCGCTTTCCGATCGGAACGACTTTGTGGAGGACTGCATTGCCGAAATGGCGGCGGTGGTGTATGGAGAGTAGGATTGCAACAGCCGTTCGGCTGCTGACAATAAAAATCATCTTTGGAAAGGACGGTATTCTCATGATGGCTATGTTTTTCGCGCAACGGGTAATCCTTGGCAAGACGACCTTTGAAAATGTCCCGAAGGCCCTGAAGGCGGGCGTGGCGGAAGTGCTGATCGACAGCGGCCTGCCGGAGCTGGTGCCGACCGAGTACGGC